GGTGATGTAGATTTTTCTGTAAATAAAACAGGTGTAGCACAGACATTAGGCTATCAACAACCAAAAAGCAATATTGCACAAGGTATAGGCACAGTATTAGGTGCAGCTACTGGAATTCCTTTTATTGGAGGCTTTGCAGAAAAAGCTTCAGAATCATTAGACCAGTCAGGCAAGCCAGCATATGGAACAGAAGGTACTTATGATGCTCAAGGAAATATTTTCGGTAGTGAAGGACGAGCTTATGATCCTGTAACAGGAGCACCTGCAGCTTCTTATAAAGATAAGGGTAGCATGTTTAATACTGTTGGAGAGGGATACTCTAAGCTTCGTGAGGAAGGAGAAAGCCCTATCAGTTCTGCGTTAGGCAGCTATGATAATTCTATTTATAATATAAGTAGAGTAGATCGTATGAAAGGAATTACACCTTCAAGCAAAGCAGGTCTACGAAGTACTGCTTCTTTACTAAGAGATAATACAATTAATGAAGCATATGGAGATGACTTTCAAAAAATTACTCCTGAAATGCTTGGCTTTAATCCAATGGAAAGAGATTACGGTATTCCTGAAACAGGTCTTACAGGTAAGATTGGAGCGGATAAAGGTGATGTATTTATTTCTGGAGACAGTTATCAACCGTATATTGTTTCAGATACAGGGTCTTTAGAGGGCCAATCTGGTACTCTAGTTCAAACAACTAATCCATTATCCGGAGAGTCAGTTTCTTTATTGACTAAACAAGATGATGGTGGTTATTCGACTAAAGGCTCCAATGAAGTTATTAAGAGTGAAATAGCAAAAGAGTATCATCCTGCATATGGATATACTGATGCTGCTAAAATGAAATCAAACGACGATAATAGTAGTAGTGGAGGCAAATAATGCAAATTAAAAGCTTTATGCAAAAGGATCGCTATGGCAATGAGATTGCTGTAGAGTTCGCTGAAGTGCCTCCTATGATGACCCCTAAATATGATCATCCTGGAGACCCTAAAGGCACAGATACAGTTCCAGCATGGTTAACTCCTGGAGAATATGTTATTAATGCAGAAGCTACTCGCAAGTATGAACCTCTTCTCGAAGAAATAAATGAAGAAGGAAAGGAAATGCAAGCGGCTCAAGGCGGTAGTATTCCTAGTTATGTGTTTAGTGGTGGTATGATAAATAACTTATCTTCTTTATATCGTGCAGAAGGTGGTAGCACACCTAGCTGGCTAACGGATGAGTTGTTAGATAGCATTATGCAAGTAGAGTCTGGAGGTGATGTTGAAGCAAAATCTTCTGCGGGAGCACTTGGTCCTTACCAAATTATGCCAGCCACTGCAGCTCAGCCTGGATATGGAGTAACTCCTTTAAGTCAAGAAGAATTAACTGATCCTGTAAAGTCAAGAGAGTTTGCTCGCAGCTACCTTGCAGGGATTGCTGCAAATAATCCTGACTATACAATGGAAGAGGTTCTTCAAGCTTATAATGCAGGTCCAGGACGTATTGCTAGGTTTAAAGCAGGAGAAGGCGATCCGCTTACTCAGGAAACAATTGAATACCCTATTAAAGTTATGGCTAATCTTCAGACAAAAAAAGAGCCTGGAATTGTTGATAGTATTCTTTCAATGCTAAATCCAGTTAGTACAGCTGAAGCAGCTACAATAGTACCGGAAGTTCCTGCAGAGGAACAGCCGCCTGTTCCAGCGGTTGGGATTAGCGGAGATCCATCGCTTGATGAAGGCGCAACATTTGGTGAATATAAAGCAGAAACAGTTATTCCTCCTACTGCAGAACCCTCTGTTGTAGCTGTAAGTGATAATGCCGCTTTAGATGAAGAAGAAATACCAATTAATAGGCCAGGACTAGGCATAAGTGGTGATCCTTCTCTAGATGAAGGTGCATCTACAGGCATGGAAGACTTACCTCCACCGCCCCCTAAAGAAAAAGAAAAGAAAAAACCAGTATCAGAAAATGATGCATTAATTCAAGGGATAATTGAAGATACTAAAGATAGCAACTCGCCTGGAGCAGGTGAGGGTGATCAAGTTTCTAAAGCTGGTCGAGATTTAATTGAAAGTGATCCTTCTCTTGCACAACGAATCTTTGGATTTATTAGGGAAGCAGCAGGTGAAATGTTTGATGGTAAAGAACTTGCGCGGATGGCAATTAACTATGCTGGCTCTCGTGCATTAGGTTACGACCATAAGGGATCTCTTAATTATGCAGCAAAAAGCTATGTGACTCGAAATGAAGATCAGCAAAAGCGAATGGTAGATGCTGTTGAAGCTAACCGTTCTGCGTATACTGTACAATCTTATAATCGATTTATGCAAACATTAAACCCTGATGATTTAATTCCAAAACCAGGAACACAGAAATTAGGCGATATGATGTATACTCCTGATTATGGATTACAACAAGCAGTTACTATTAATGATGTTCCATATATTAGGGTAGACCATGATGATGATCCTAACACACCTCCTAAATTAATTAACGCAATTAATGCAGGAGCTGTTAAAGCAAAAGATTCTCTGCATGATTCTGAAACAGTATTCAATCAGTTTGTTGAAAGAATGAAGCTTATTGAAAACAGAGTTAATAGTGGGCGTGAAAAGGAAAAGCGAGTTGACCTTGATAGTGCAACAACTGCTGATGCAGCTAAAGATCTTTACTTTGATATGATGATGCGCTATGGAGCAGATCCTGCTAATGCGTCTAAAGTTAAAACAGCTATGACTCGTGCATTAGAAAAGTGGGGTGATGCTGTATTTGCATACAAAACAGGAAACAGAGATACTGATCCTACTAACTCCTTAAAGGCTTTCTTTGTTGCAGAAACAATTACACAAACGACAGGGCTTATGCCTACTAAGTTTGGTGACACTGATCCCCAATTTATTTTAGAGGTTCATAAGTATGCTGAAAACAGATTGCCTTCAACAGAAGCATATCAGGCATATTGGAAAGAGTTAGAGCGTATTTACTTTAGCGCACAAGCAAAGAAAGCTAATATGCGTGGATTTACAGACGAAAAAGCTGAAGATGGTTACAATGGCTTTCTTTGGTTTGTTCGTAACTTCCAGCTAGCAAACGGGGATCCGAATAATCCTGCTGTTCAGTTTTATAACGAAAATAAATAATAGGAGAAAAGTATGGCTACCATTTTCGATGACAAAGGTTTACCATCCGAACTTATCGATGGTGATACCGAAGTAGATATTCTTGGTAGATCTCAACGTCATGCCGGAATTAATGCTCGTGAAGAAGCAAGCGTTAAAGAAGATAAGTATGGCGAAGAGTATTTTTCTCCTACTGAAGTAGGTGCAATTGAACAGACTCGTGCAATGCAACAACTTATTGAGGAAGGCGGTTTTATTTATAAAGAACGCACAGGTAATTACGACAAGTATGGTCGTGAAATTATTGAGCGTTATAATGAAAAGGGAGACCGCCTTTCTGAAGTTGCTATTGCATCAGGGATTATGCTGCCTAATCTATTTACAGACCAAGACTCGTTAGACGCACTTAATGCTGCAGAATTAAATAGAGCATTAGGATTACAAGGAACTGCGTTTGATGATCTCGGTCGTAATGTACAAGACGTTATGTTTGATTATGGCGTTGGATTTAAAGATGATGCGTTAGACGAATCAACTTATGATCCTGCTTTGCATTCAGGTGTAATGTTTAGGGATCATAGTCGAACACTAGACAACGAAGCCAAAGGTGTTTGGGGTCAAGTAGGTACTGCATGGGATCAAGGTTGGTTAGGCGTTAAAGAAGGCTTTTACGGTTATCTTGATGCTATCGGTGAAACTACTGATATTGAGATGATTGAAAATATCGGTGATCAAGGTGTTCTTCGTGCTAGAGATCAAATGAGAACTGCACCTGAAGTTATCCTTGATTATCGTGAAATTGACAGTATTGGAAATGCCTTTCAATACTTACTTAATAATGCAGCAATGGCAGCACCATATATGGTTACAACCTTTGGTGCAATGGCAGCTGCAGTTCCTGTAGGTATTGCAACTACTGTTTTAACAGGCAACCCTATTATTGGTGGGGTAGCCGCTACAAGCACAGCTTTACTTCCAACTTCATTTATCTATGCTGGTCAAGTATGGAATGAAATGGAGGGCGACCGTGGAGTCGGTCAATTTGTTACTGCAAGTATGGCAGGTGTTACAATTGGTGCATTAGATCGTTTAGGTTTAAAAGGTTTAATTGCACCTAGCGTTAACCTAATGACCAAAGAAGGCATGGAGCAAGCTGCAAAGGCGTATCGCAAAAAGCTTAACTATACAATATCGCTAGAGGATGCCCGTAAAGAAGTTTATAGTGCAACTCTTAGAGAGCAAGGACGATTCTTAAAAGCACTTGCAAAAACTGAGAATATAAAAGGCATTATTAAAAAATATGGTAAGCCTTTTAGTGCAAAAGATGTAGCATTGCATGGATTGCAAGGTGCATTACGAGAATCTGGTACAGAGATTGCTCAAGAAATTGTTCAGATGGGTGCAGCTGCAGCGGCATCAGATGCTTCGTATACCGCTGATGAAATGTATAATCGACTGATTAATGCAGGTATTGCGGGTGGTACTCTTGGTGGTGGGTTATCTATTGCAGGTAACATTTATGAGCAAGGTAAATCAAAGCTATATCAAACTGGTTTTCAAAAGATGGATCAGAAAAGATATAGTGTTGTTAACCAAAAGCGAATGGAAGTAATGGATCAACAGGGGGGTGTTAACTCTGTTGATGAAAACATTGCTCAACAAGATATTAATTATCAAGATGATATCGATAAAAACCAATATAACCCTAATAATAACATTGTTCAACGTAGGTTAACTGATAAGAATGTTTCTAATAAGACAGTAGAAACTATTGAAAGCAGTAGTGTATTGTCAAGTCTAATAAATAAGTTTCCTATTGAAAGGCTTAAGTCATTTGTTGATGTAGCAAAACGGTCTAATCAAGACCTAATTGATTTAATCACAGATCCTTTTGGTGAAACTTATAAACAGTATGAAGCTGCTAAAACACGAGTAGAAGAAGCTAGAAAAGCTAGAGATACTCTTAACGAAAAGATAGATAATGATGTTGATGCTGGTCGTATCACAAAAGAGGAAGGTAATCGACTTAAGCGTGAGTCAGCCGAATATAGAGAGTATAGAGAAGCTAGAGCAGAAGCGCAAAGATTAGACGAATTAACTACCCAATTGTCAGGGCGAGCATCTACAACAGATGAGGCTGTAAAGGCAGCAGCAAGAACAGAGTTAGCTCGACGTCAAGCAGGAGGAAAGCCTCTTACAAATGATGAAGTTGAAGCGTTAACAGACTATGTTAACTCTGAATCTAAGACAGAAGAACAAAAAGAAGCTGATAAAAAGAAAGACAAACAGGAATTCAAAGGAAATAAGTTTGCTAAAGCTGCAAATACATTTTCAAAAACTAAAAAAGGAATTCCTAATTTTCTTAAGAATAACAAAGATGTATATGATTACATAACTTCTACAGCAACTGGTATTCAGCGGCTTTATCAAGCCCTTGAAAAAGCATTAGGCGACATCACAAAAATAATGAGTAGTCCAGCTGCTCGTGATTTGTTAGCTCGTTTTAGTCAGTATACCACAGGTTCTTTTCATCATGGCAAAGGCTTTAGGCAATTTAATGATGAGAAGTTAGCAGACCTTACTCAATACGTCGATGAGCAAAAGATAGCTAAGCTACTTGGCTATAAAAAAGCTACTCATAAAAATATTGAGGAGATGTCTTATCGTATTAGAACTTTTATTACGTCTGGTGCGGCAACTTATACTCAGCGTTTTATTAACGATCGTAAAAAACCTGATGAGTTTAGTTTTAAAATTAAAAGTAAAGTTAATGGCAGAGAGATTGAAAGAGACTTAACTCTAAATGAAGCGAGAGGTTTATTAGCTGCCACAGGGTTAATTCAAAAACAATCTTTAAAAATATTAGAAGAAGTAAATGCGGCGCATCAAGAAGAAACAGGTGTACCAAATGCATTTAGTTTACCGCGAGATTGGTGGTACAGAAGCCAAGGCTTTGACTTTAGAAAGGTCAGAGATAAGAAAGACCAATTTATTAAGTGGGCAATCAATGCAGGAGTTGATGCGGAATATGCTAAAATACTTTGGCAAAATATTGCATACAAAGGCCAAGCTACTTTCTTAGACGACTTTTCCTTAGTAGATGGTAACTATACCTTTTATCCAGGGTTTGTAGAAACACAGTTTAGGTTGCTACAAACTTCAAAAGGGTTTGAAGAGTTTGCAAATGAAAATATGTTTGAGCATATTAATCTTATGGCTAAAGATGCTGCAAAATATATTACGATTACAAAATACTTTGGTCATGCTGGACGTAAGCTAGATTACTTGCTGCATAAAATGATAGAGGAAGTTAATAATCCACAGTCTGGGTCTAAGATGACTAAAGAAGACGTAGAACAATTTGCGTATTATTATAAAGCAGGTATCGACTCTAATTACGGTAACTTTAACCCAATTAAGAATCCTACTTGGGCAGCTGTAAATCGTTTCTTAGTTACTTGGTCTATATTTGCAGGTCTTTCTTTGTCAGCTATTTCTTCAATGCCAGAAACCGCAATGGTTTATTACGCATTAATGGATGATGATGAATGGAAGTCTGCAACAAATAACCTGGCTAAAGAACTAGGTAAGACATTTAAAGAAGCAGTAACAAAAGAAGTAGATGATACAACAAAGTTACTTAATACAGTAGGCTTACCTATTAATAATACGACTATTGTTGATCGCTTTGCTACAGGTGAAAGAGATGTTTCAATGGTTCAGCTGCATGAATCTTTCTTTAAATATGTAGGTATTAAACATATAACTCATTTCCAAAGAAAAGCAGCAGCAGCTACTGCACTTGATACAATTCGTTATAGAGCAGAAATTCTTTTGTCTGCACCGTTAAAAGAAATCAAATCTAAAGAAGCAAATCCAAATATTGAATTTGACTTCGAAAAGTTTGATGCGTTTGATGCAGAAGCTTATACTATGCTTTCTGATTTAGGTATGGATGTTGAGGGCTTTGTTACTAAGATGATGGATATGCAGGTATTAGAACGCCATCAGATGTTTAATGTTAATGAGTCCAGTTATCGTGAAGCATATGAATACTCTATTCCGCTTTCACCGCAACAAATAGCAATCATTGATAACTTAAAAAACAAAAATCCAACTCTAGAGCAAGCCGAAATAATCGAGCAAGCAAAAGAAATTGAAACATTTATGAAGGATCAAATTGAAACAGCAGTTTATCGGTTTGTTATTGAACGAGTTCAAAATCCTCAAGCAACAAATAGGCCATTGTTTTTTCAGGATCCGCGTTATCAATTATTAACACAGTTCAACGGTTTTATTAGTACATTTACAGCAGTTGTTATTCCAAAGTTATGGCAACGTTATCTAATGAAAGGAACACCTCAAGTCAAATACAATACTTTTGCTTTGATTGTTACTATGTTAGCATTAGGCGGCGGTTCTCAATATCTTAAAGACTTATTGAAATTTGGTCTGGAAGATATGGATACGCTTGGTGCTTCTCCTTATATGAATGATAAAGAAAATGCAACACAAGCATATATTCAACGTGCATTATATGCTTCAGGTGTATTGGGTCAAGGTGAGCGTGTAGTAGATGCATTGTTCCCGCTATATCCTGATAGAGATGACTGGTTATTTAGCTTGTTAGTAGGCGAGGCTGGGCCTACAGCTAGGAATATCTCTAATATTGTTACAGGTATGGGGCAGATCATCGGTGCAGAAGATCAATCGGACGCAACCCGTGGTGTATCAAATATATACAAGACATTACCATTTGTTGGACCCGCTTCTGAATCTAGAAGAGCAGCTGCAGGGGCGACTACTGATATTTTATCTGGTCAAAATCCTGCAAGAACAATTGAAGATTATTTATTCAACTAACTACGGAGGGGAGTCCTAAGCTCCCTTCCTTTCTAGGAGGTTTATATGTCGAGTTTTAAAACGACTCAAGCGTTATCTGATATAAAAAGAAATCAGGAAAAAATTAATAGGCAAACAAGAGAAGAAGCATTAACGACTGATCCTGATTTTGTTGCCGCAGAAGCAAAACGGAATACGCTTCTTGAAATGCCAGCTGCAAGGTTAGCAGAAGAACAAATTGGTGTAGCAACACCAGTAAGAGATGAGACAGCAGACTTATCGCCTAAAGCACAGATGGTTGCTGATCAGATGTTAGGCCAGCCACAGCAACCTGTTAGTCGTGAGCAAGAGCTTTCGCAACGTATGTTAGCAGAACAGTCTGATGATCCTTTAATTAAAGAACTAATGCGCACCCAAATGTTTGATGAGCAGGGGCGTCCGTTTTCGCCTACTGAACAACAAGCACGTTCATTACTAGACGAAGCAAAAGAGTTGTCTGGTATTCAAACTACCGCAGATATTCCTTTTCAATATCAAAGCATTGATCAGTTCAAATCAGAAATGCAGAGCGTTAACTTACCTGTTACTGCAAGTGCAGGGGCGGTTAACAAGTTAGTTAATCTTGGTCGTGCGTTTACTGGTGCTATCAGTGATGTGGGTACCCCTGCTTTTACTTCTTCAGATCCAGATATGACTAAGTTACAGGACTATCTCCAGCGAGGGGGTTTGCTTAATGCAGATGGAACGGTCAGCCTTAAGTTTGGTAATGTACTAGCATTACAATTTGCTGAAAATGTTTTAGACGAATTAAATAGACGCGATCAAATGACAATGGAAGGCTTAGATCCTGAAGATTCCTATATGTCAGAAGATAGTGTTTTAGATTATTTCCAAGAAGTAGAAACTGGAAATCCAATTACTCGCCCTAAAGCAGGAATGCGTATTAATCCATTGTTTGAACGGTCTCGTTTTGGAAAAGGTATTCTTAATCGTGCTTTACAAAATCAAGGACAAGTTGGAGCAGCAACTGTTTTATTTGGTGGTGAAGGTGATCGTGCAGATGCAAAATCTTTAGAGGCTTTAGATGGATTGTCTTATATGGCAATGAATCAATTAGGGTTTATTAAAGAAGTTACACACGAAGGGAATACCTTCTATGACTTTACAGAGGATGCAATTTCCTTTTTTGACGGTGTACGAGAAGTCCTAGACGATGTGTTTCCAGAAAGATCTATCTTACCGTCTTTAACACCATTAACTAATGGCGTTGGTTTTGGTTTAGAGCGAGATAGAGGATTTAAACAAACAGGCAATGTATCTGTTAAAAGCAAACGATCAGATAGTAACGAAGAACTCGATGCGCTTAATCATATGGGGCGCACAGCAATGCGAGTTAACGACAATGGTTTAAATACCTTGTCTAATATTGTTCATGCTAACATTAGATACAATATTAAAAATAGAAGGGTAGTTCTTAGTCGAAGAGCTTTTATTGATCAGCATCCAACTAAGTTTTGTTCGACACACCCAACCGCTACTCTGTTAGGCATTTCTGAAAATGATTGGGATAAATATTATCGTTCTGCAATTATGCGTGAAGGTGTTACTGAAGCAGATGCCGCACAACAAGCTGATTTAATTATTGCAATGCAAGCAAGACTTCGTATTAAAAACCTTATGGTAGCAGACCAGTTTAAAGATAGGTCTTTTTATATGAAACGTTTTTATGCGTCAGCAAATAACCGTTTTCATTTTAGGAACTCTGCATTTGATCCTCAGAACAGTAAGGCTGTTCGAAACATGCTTATCAGTGCTAATCCAATCTTTATTGATTCTCGTCAACCAGACGCAGAAATTATGCGTAACTTTAAATATATTATTGGACGAGCGTTGCTTAACAAAGAAGACTTTCAATCGGTAAATCCTAATACAACTCGTGCAGAAGACATGGGTTTTAATGCTACTCTAAAGTTAGCTGAAGAAGTAATCTTTAATCCTGAAAGTAAAAGGTTTTCAGAGTTAGTTGCTAAAGGTAAACTTATTCGAAAGCTTTCCCAAACGCTAGATCCTATTAAATTTAGAGAATTGTTTGAGGCGTTACCAGCTGACTTACAAAAGCTTTATTCAGATAAAGATGATTGGGGTCTTAAGTCACAAGCGTACATTGACCTTGCTAATTACGCAGATACAATCAATCCAAATAAAGCGGAGCTTGAGTTAATTCCTATTGTACCTCTGACCGCAGAGGGTCAATTAACTAGTGTACGTATGCAGCAGTTACAAGCAATGATGCAAGATGCACAAGAAATGCAAGATCTAGATCAGATCCAAATACTCGAAAAAGATATTATGGCTGAACAAGAAACTTTCTTTGCACCTGTTCAAAAGACTCGTAAGAATGATTATATTTTCCAGGCAAAAGCAACAGCTAAACACGATGGTAAACAAAGTGGTATGGCTATTTATGGTTTGCTTTACGGAATTGAAAACATGGTTAAACGAGTTGGGCTTATCTATGAAGATGAAACAAATATTATTAATGAAGGCGATATTCGTGATTACTATATGACTCACTTAATTCCCTCTATTAATTCTATATTTAAAAATGCAGATAAGAAGTCAGCTTACGAAGGATTGTTTACTTCGTTTATGCAAGATCCTGATAACGCAAAAGATTTTGCTAAAGCAGTTAGTCGTGCGCCACTTATGGAGACCTCTTATGGTTCATATATTGGATTTCAACATGAAACAGTTATGGCACTATTAGGTCATCCTACATTTGGTTCTCGTTTTTCAGAAGCAATTGAAAGTATTAAAGTAGATATTCCTACTTATACTGACAGAGATGCAATTTCAGATTTAAACCTAGTCTTAGCTGCAACTCTTCAACAAGTTCTTGTTCTTGATTATCAATCACACTTTAAAGATCAAGCAAGAATATTTGCTGCAATGGGTGAAACACCTTATTTTATTACTCCAACAGGTAAAAAGTCTTTTTATGGATCTCGAGAAGTATACGAAACAGGTGAAGTAGTTCAAGTGCCGTTAGGCGATGGCACAGTGATGGAGCGTCCAGTTAAAGCAACTCAACCATCAGGAACTAAAAGGACTTCAAAGATTCCTCTTATTTATGATATGGAAATTGGTAAACTAGTTAAGGGTCAACCATCTGCATTTGGACAAGAAACAATTAATCAATTACCTGTATTGTTTATTCAGTCAATTGATGGTGCAGTAATGGCTAAGACAATTAACTATGTTAATAAGAACCGTAAGAATCCGTTATTCTTTGTAGATATCCATGATTCGCTTATTACTGATGCAAGATCTGTAGGCGAGTATCATTCGGCTTATAATAGAATTTTTAAAGAATTAATTGGACCTACTGAAAAAGGATATAGTCCAATTAAATCTGCAATTATTCCTTTGCTAGAAGCCAAAGCTAACTTTGAAGCAAGGCTGGCAGATGATGAACGATTTATGGTTAGCGATAATAACCCTAAGTTTAGAGCATTACATGCAACATTAAAAGATATTAATACTAAACTTTTTAACGCCGAGCGTGAAGAAGTATCGCCTGAGCTTGCTCAATTGTTTACTATATTTAGAAAGCCAGGTCGTCATCCTAAAAAAGCGGAAGCAATCCAAAGATTAAGTAATCTTCTTAAGAATTGGGATGCAGACGGTGCAATGCTAACTGGTAAAGAAATTAAAGCGTTAATTAATTTTCTTATATTCTTTTATAAAGTAAATGAAAACGCAGTGCTATTAGATAAAGAAAGAATGGCCAGCTTAACTCAGGATTCTTTTGGATATGATAGTATTGAAAGTCAACTAGCTAAGATTGCATATCAATTAAACTAAGGAGTAAGATATGGAAAAGAAAAACTATAACCGACTTGCTCTCCAGGGAGTTGATATTGATGACATGGAATTTGTTAAACAATTTAACCTAGATCCACAAGTTGCGTATACACCTCAGATTAATGAGGTAATGCTCAATCGTATGTATAATAAAAACATAAAAGGTTTTATTAGCATGGGTCATCCAGAAGGCAAAGCAAAAGCAGAAGCTGGAAGGCTTCGCGCTCAAGCTAAAGAGCAGATTGATATCTTGCTTAAAAAATAAAAATACCCCACAGGGAATCCTATTAGGAAACCTTGTGGGGTTATTTTATTTTAGCAGAAGAAATAGTTAGACTTGTTTACTCCTGTAATATCGAGACTACCTATTGTTGGTTGTTTTCCATTAAAGCCTTTACCAAACTCAATTGTTCCGTAAAAGTTTTCTTTGTCGTACATCTCAACAAACTTCTCACGAGTAATTGTCATAAGGTCTTCAGTACGAGTAGCATAACTACTGAATGAATCATGCACAGCACCAAAGTCATCATCCCAATTAGCAATTACAAGAGCCATGTGAGATGCATCCATGCTATGAACAAAGTTAGGGCTGATACCACACATAAATCCACGCCGATCAGGAATGTCTGTCTTTTCTCTGATGACATGCTTAAAGCGTATCTCGCCATGAGGGGTATTGAAGCCGTAACAATCTACTTTAGCAGGACGAGTACGATAACACTCATAGATAACAGGAAAGCCTGATGGAGTAATCCACTCGATACCTTGCCCTCGATCAGTACCATACATACCCATCCAATTATTGATCTCTTGATCTGCAAGTCTCTGAAGATACTTCATAGTAGTGAGTGGCCCTGGACAGACCTCTTCAATCGCCTTAATGATTTGACCGCTGAGATCAATACAATCGTACTCAGAAATGTTATACTCATCAGTGTATCCATACTGATAGCAATCAGAGAACATTGACTCCGACATCTTCTTTTGTCCACAGCTATACGCACGAGTCATAGCAGCACGCTTAGCAATACCTTTTCGAATATGCTTCATAGGTATATTGCGCTCTTCAAACCATTCTGGCATACGCTCAGTAAGACGCTTGGCGATTTGAACATAGAAGTCATTCTGAATATTCACAGGCACAAGCCCTACTAACTCACCTGTCTTTTCGTCCTTAGACATAGCACCTAGATGTTGCCAACCATTATTAGCACCATCAATAGGGATAGGTAGGTGAGTATAGAAGTCGCCTTCCGCAGTAGAATAGTTGTACCACTCAATACAGCAAGCAAGAAAAGAGATTTCTTTCTCAGCTTCTGCAAAGAAGAAACCCATCTCACCTGCTTCAACGATAGTATCAATGTTCTGCTGAGTCCACATTGCTCTGTCTTCAAGCGTCATTTTATCTACAGAGATAGTATCAAGACCTTCTGACTCAAGTATGCTACGATAATCAGCAGTCACCCATTCAGGGATCTCGTCAATAGTATACGACTGATTATAGCAACAAGCCGTATGCACAGCCAACCAGAAGCTTGCTTGTTGATCGAACAAACGACCTTCTGCAAACAACAGTTGACCACGGGCCATATCTGAACCTTGGAAGTTAAAGAATGGCTCACTATAATAAAGCCTACCACGATAGTCTGCATCAATATAGAAATAAAACTCCTTGTGCAGCCATTTAGCTGCGGTAGCCATTATCTCTTTTACCTCCCTGTTCTTAGAGGCTTGACGCTGATAGAGCTTATCGTTCTCTTTATCGTTGTCTCCTTTAAATACTTCGCTACCAATGAAGTGGTCCCAGTTATCTAGGATAGCCTTGTGAACACCTTCATTAACCCGATAGCGAGTGGACTGTAGTTTGTCGATAGCCTTTACAAATGGCTTATTTAAGTATTTTGTAAACAGCATTTCTTTAGACTTATCCCAAGTCTTAATTACACTGCGCCCATTATCTTGAAATAGACTAGTGATAGGCGGGATAGCGTCTTCAGATATACAAGCAGTTTTGCCAGCAACAATCTCCATCTCGCCCCATTTCTTTGTTGCGTGGATTGTCACTGGCTTACGGCTTTTAATATGTCCTACACTGATAGTGAGGTATTCACACATTACAAAGCCTTCAATTACAAGATCACCTACTCGAATATGATCTCTAAAGTTTACATTAGTGGGATCCCATGACTCAACAATATACTTACCGATAGCCATTGATGCTTGAGTAATAGGCGTTTCTCCTTCAACCTTACTTCGTTTAAAGCAACGCTGAATATACTTGCGAGCAAAGATAATCATATCTTCAATAAGGAAGTCAAGCATATCTACGCCATCCGTATCGATCATACGCATAAGCTGAAGGTTACGCCGTGGTTTAACTCCGATATCTTCGCTACGAATTCTCTCCAAGAGATAAGTCTTTATGTCCTGCATTGTCTCTTTTCCTGACATCTACGCCCCAGATTGGGCTAGGTGGGTTGTATAAGGTTTGAGTATCACAAGTTAGCGGATCATAAGTTGGCTTAAGTCCGACTAAAATCTCATACTTTTCGACAGGGAAGATTGCTTTAACATCATCCAAGTCTTCTGGTTCACATTGAACCCAGGCAACATGATTAGGATCATGTTCTAAGCTTTGGAAGTAGACTTGCATAGCCTTACCATACCTTTCTCTTTAAGGATCTTGTAGCTATCCATATATCGTTCATCTGCTTGTGTAACCACAACTTCGCTGATCCCAGATTGCAAGATAAGTTTAGTACATTCCATACAAGGCGCGAGCGTACAGTAGAGTGTGGAATCCAATCCGTTGCCTCCAGTACGAGCCAGCTTAGCGATAGCATTAGCTTCAGCATGAATAACATAAGGTAGAGTAGCCCCAGTACCAGGGTGTTTACAATCATTAGGGAAGCCCGAAGGAGTTCCATTCCAGCCCATTGAAATAATATTTCCGTCTTTGACAATTATAGCTCCAACTTTAGTGTCTGTGTCATATGACATTTCAGATACACGCTCTGCAATATCCATATACATAGTATCATAGCGTTCTTGTTTTACCGACATATAAGCCTCCTATCGACCTTGTCCTCGGTATTTCTTACGCGTTGAATATTTCTTTCCCGTAAAGGTTATTCGTTTACGGGGTTTAAGTTCAAAATAAACTTTATCTTTGTTAACTTTCTTTGCCATTATAGTACCTCGAAATCAATTCCTTGGGGGTCATGATAAGTCAACCGTGTTGTTTCATGGTTATACTTAGCGTGTCCGGCTGGTCCAGTCTTACCTGCAAACCTAGATTTAAGCACAATGAAATTAATTGTGTTTCTTGTTTCTTCATCTTCATTAGCCATATCCCTAGCGAATCCGATGATATCAAATGAAATCTGTTTGATTGAACCAGAACCTTTAATGTCATCCATACTAGGTAGCTTACCTTGTTCGAAGGTAGAACCTCCACCTTGAACCTTACGTAGATGACTGATAACTCCAAGCCATATGTTATGCTTCTTAGTGAGCTTGAGAAGATCTGACATGACCTTATCAATAGCTTCGTTACCAGTGTATCCTTCAGCTCCCTCAGATACAGCGATTGTAATGTGGTCAAGGATAAGGTACTTGCAACCCATAAGAGCCATATACTCAATCTTATCAATGAGAGACTCATCACCAACAGACCCTTGATGATCAAGTAATACCAGCCTTTCGTTTCCGAATACTGCACGAGATGCTTCCTCCTGTTCTTCAAGAGACACATCGTACTCTTGTAGGTTACGTTGTAGCTTCATCTGAATAAACTTTTCAGCAGTGTCACCTACACTTTCTTCAAGAGAAATCATACCAATTTTGTCTTCAGTTTTATCGAGAAGATCTAGTACAATCTCTTTTATGACTGTAGATTTACCGCTACCAGTACCACTAGTGAACAGCGTTATCTCACCAAAGCGCATACCTTTAATTTTATCGTTAATGCCTTTCAGGCAAGCAGGATAAGCAACAGACTCAGTAGAGCGTCTAGCAAGGTACTGCTCCCATACAGGTTCATGACCTACTACGATACCTGCAGGACTAAATGGCTGTGCATCCCAGATAGCTCTCATGACACCAGCTGCCGACGCAGCAAGGTAAAGTTCACAGGGATCTTTAGCGGTAGTGCTTACAACTTTTACTTTATCGATACCAATAATATTAGCAGCTTCTTTAACTGCTTTCTTACCCGCTACGTCATTATCAAAGAACAGTACGACTTCTTCGAATGAACGGATCCATTCCCTTGCATGCAACAAACTCTTGAGGTTGCTTGCTGACGCAACAGAAATGACAGGATAGATTTTGTTATAGTGGTCGAGCGAGGCTTGTGCAACGGACATCGCATCGAATTCACCTTCGGTGATGACAAGGCGTTTGCCTCCCATTCCAAAGCTTTGACAACCAAAAGGCCAGACATCTTTAAAGTCTCCTATAGTGTTAAATTGTTTAGGCAACTTGCGAGTCTTATAAGCGACTAGCTCGTTGTCTTTATAATATGGATAATGATAAGCAGTGATATTACGGTTAGCATCATAGTCAACTCGTACACCGTAATGTTCTGCAATGGTCTTTGTAATTCGTCTTTCTTGACATCCACGAGCGTCTCCAGTATTTTGTTTAAATACTTCAGGACACCATACAGATTTAATAACCGTGTCTAGAGGCATATCCTCTTCCTTTTCTTCTACATTACGTTCATAGTGATTACATACAAAACAATAGCCATGACCATCATCATAGATAGCAAAGCCATCTGATGAAGGACAAGTAGGGCATTTTGTTTTACCAATCTCTTTACTCTCCGTATAGTCTTTCTTCTTTGGCATAACGATTGTCCTTCTTTCGTTGCCTAGTTTTACTTAGCTTAGTTACTTTTTTGCGTCTTTGTTCCTTAGTAGTTAAATAATCTGCAAGGTAATCATCATAATCTGTGATCTCAGGCTCTGCCTTTTTACCATCGATTACTTGTTGCGCAGGAATTTTATTATACATTGGATTTCGCATTGTACTCCTCGATAAACGCTTTAGTGAGCATCCATTTCTCACTACCTAATGTTTTATTATAGTAAAGCTTTTCGCCTTCATGATCGACAGAAGTAAGCACTTCAAGTTTAATCTGCCATAGTACTTCAAGATAATTAAGCGCAGACTTATCAGGTGCTTCTGCCAGAATAGTGTATTCAAATTCCTCTGGATTATCAGAGACCTTCTGTGCAGTATCTACACCTGATGACGCATACGTCTTCCAATTAGATTGGCGTACACGTTTACCTTTGCTGTAGTTCCAGTAAGATTTCTTACCGACATAGCCTTTACCCGTAGAATTTTCACGAATAAGATATACAAAGCCTTCTGATTCATATGGATTAATTGCATCGATATCTGCTGATAAAGACCACTGACCGTGTGGCATAGCGTCTGCGCCAGTAGCTTTCCAGGCTTTCTGGTCAAATGCTACACAAACAGTGCTACTATTAGGATTAACCCATACTGTGAGATCCCCTTCCCATCCTTTCTTAAGCTTAAGTTTAGTACGCAAGTTAGATTTACAACGGATCTCACCATGCTCTTCAGTTATGATGCCGACCCAGCCACCTGCGTCTACGTTAGTAACTTCTTTAATAATTACATCTTCGTAACGCTGGTGGTCTTGAGTATTAGTAGACATAGTACTCTCCTATACCTTGAAGTAATCGCCTTCACTGCGTAGTATATGAATACCATTAGCAGTCTCAAGCAGTTTTTCTTTCCAATCAACCCGACCATACTTAGCTCTGTATGCTGCAAGCACACGAGACTTACGCCGACCCATTGGAACGCCCTTAAGCATTGCCTCTGCTTTCTTAGGGCCGACTTTAGGTAGTCCAGGCAGATTATCTGTTGGATCGCCTTTAAGCATCTGGGTCCAATAAAGAAGATCAGCAGTGTTTACATCGATATCATAGAACGCTTGCTTCCGTGGATTATAGTGTTTCCCAGGAATACAATCAAGGTCTTTATCAATGTGTACTACAGTAAACTCTTTATTTAATGAAGCAAGCTCTGTGCATTTAATCCTGACCCTATCATCTGCTTCCATTCCATCTGACGGTATAGCAAGACCTTCTTCAATTATCTTAGCCATCAGTGGACGAAACAAACTAGCATCATCAGGAGGTGCTTTACGATTTGCTTTATAGTTAGGACAGAGTTCATAGCGAAAGTTATCCTTACCTCCGCAATAAATAAATTGTTCATCAGACCAAACAGGATCAATCCAGTGCTTAGACATGATTGTTAGATAATTTTCAAAGGCTTTATCAAGACTTGGTTGTTGCCAAGCGGTTTGATAAATACAACTATCGGCATCAACGACTGCTATCATAGTAGTCTCCCCAATACTCTGACCAAATGTCACCTAATACAGTATATACGTTTTCGTCATCATGCAATGACATCCAGTCACGGTATTTATTCATGCGTTGAACAAGCTCAGAGAAATCTTCACACTCGTTAACGATTTCTGTAGCCATAGCAAAGTAATCGTCTTCTAGTCCTATAAGGTAGTCTTTCATTTTACCCATTGTACTTCCTTTCTAGTGTACATCTGCGTAACAGTTACCGATGACACCATCGCCATCCATACACTGTACATTGAATTGCTTTGGTGCCTCTCTAAAAGCTTCGATACAAATCTCTTTGACACGTTCAGCCTGATCTTCACGAGCAACCCAAGCCATCTCATCATGATAAAAGATAACAGGATATGCGTCGAGTTGTTCGTCTTTAATCTTCTGCATAGCATAGCCTACAGCAGCCTTACAAGTAATTGCTTCTGCACTCTGCAGTAGATAATTAAGTGATTGATGAGCAGAGCCTACATATACTCTACGACCATCAAGTGCAGGGATAAAACTATCACCGTATCCTGCTCTGGTTTGATTAAAGATTTCATCTAGTTTTGCTTTGACTTTTCCAAGTCCAGGGATTGCCGATTGGTACTTCCTTTTACTAGCGTCTCCCACCTTAGCATCAGGTTTACCAGTGAGAATAGTGCCAAGCTTACGGCCACCACCGCCAAATAGATAGGCATAAAGCCAACGCTTAGCGTCACCACGGCTACTCCCAAGAATACCTGCATTATAAGTGTGAATGTCTCCATCCGTTACCTCTTTAGTGAATTTATCGTCACCAATATAATGACACAATGCTCTCATCTGATTACCAGCAGAGTCAGCACCAACTACTTTGTATCCGTCTTCGCATATAAAGAGACTACGCATTTCTTTGCCCCATGCAGCATCAACACTAGGTAAGTTAGTAATTACTTCGTGTCTTGCTCTGAATGTAGGCGTACCGATAGTCCACATTCTTCCAGATAGCCTATTTCCCTTAACCTCTTTAAGCCAGCCTTCGAGAATAGACCTTCGCGATCTTGTTGTGTAGTATCGGTCAATATCGAGTCCAATATCTCCGAGTAAAGTAAGGCTCGTTGTTGTGAGTTTCGGGCTTGTCTTAACAAACTCATAACCTTGTTTCTTGTAGTTCCAGTCATCTGGTTCCCATCCTATACTAAACAAGTATTCTTTGACTTCTTCCATATTACCAAGAGTAACTTGTGTTTGATATTGACGTTGGAATTCTTGTTCAGGATCCCAGTCATCTACTTCAGGCTCATACCCAAGATGTTCAGTAAGCAAACGCCTTGTGACAGCAGTAAAGTCTCCTTTCTTAGTATACTTTGCTGTCTTAGGTTGTTTATCTACATAGATAGTCATCTCAGGTAATTGAGGATGCACACGAGACTCAATTGCTTCTAACTCATCTGACATTTCTTGATGCAGTTTATTAGCAGCTTCAACATCGAATAGCCAGCCATGCATTCTTACTTGTGCCTCAAAGATTGCAGCATCGTGTTCAGCCCGAAGACCCTTAGCAATTAAGGGTTTCTTTGCTGATTGATCTTTAAATTCTTTGATAAGCATTTCGTAGACCCGTGTATTGAGTTCTACGTCACGCACACAATAAGTTAACATCTCAAGGCTGTATGAATCCCAGTCATTAAAGTCTAGCTTACTGTAACCGAGATGTTCACCCCAACCTGCAAGACCATGTTTGTGTCCGCGTTTATAGTTGAGTGTTTGACTCATAACCCAGGTGTCATACAACTTCTTATCATAAAAGTTTTCGTTAAGTAGTTGTTTAATAACAGCTAAATCATAGCCAATAATGTTGTGACCGATAAGTGCATCTGCCTTATGCATCAGAGCTATGCCTTCATTAATTGAGAGACACATCTCATCTACATCAGAACACTTATAGATCCTCTTGCTTTCGACATCTTGAATAACAAGACACCAAATGCGTGTAGCTTTGATGCCATCTGTCTCAATGTCAAATACGAGTTTCATTCTTCTTCCTTTCCGTTTTCACAACTCGGACAAACAAATTCATCCGATAGAAAATCTAAAGCACCTTCCCAATACTCTTCTCCGCATACAGGGCATCTACGCACTTCCCTCATACGACCTAAGAAGCTTTGGGTTACATCTCGATAACCACCATCGTCCTTCATTAGACAACGCTCCTTTCCGAAGATATTGAGTAGCCAAGTGATTGCATTTGGGATAGCCACAGAAATTATCTCCTTGTTTATGTTGATTACACTCTCGACCAAGCGAGTCTTTATTCGTACACTTCGTAATAGACATCACCATTATCTCTGATTTTACTGTCTTCGTAGTCAGCTACAAAGCGTCTATAGAACTCCAGGTTAGCACCTGTGAGTGCGCCCATGACATCATTGCATGTCTGATAATTAAGACCTCTTTCTCGTATAAAATGATGTATCATGACAGCAATAAGGTATTGAAGCTCACCTGCTTTATTAGGCGGCGTATCTTCAATTGCGCTTTCAATCCACATAAAGTTCTTACGGTCTTCTTGAGTAATGTAAGGCATTGTTTTCCTTTCTAATCAAAGTAATATGTACATGCGTCAAGACATTCTTCTAATGTAAAGTATTTCTCTGTGTAGATACTCTCGTAGAATGGGTGTATAAGGTCGTCTTTATCTGCCCACAAGATAATGATTTTATTCTTCATGTGAGCAAACATTAGTTCCATTGCAGTACCTGTACCTCTTCCACTACCACGTCGAACATCTGCAAGAACTATATTGCTGTTTGCTATGTCTTGCATGTCCATTTTAAAGATACGTCTACAAGTAGACTGAACAGGCTTGTGTTGCTCACTAAGAGAAAGCTCTTCATGAAACGACACACGCCTTGTTGGGTCCAGGTATTGAATGCCATTACTGTCTAAACTGTGGGATGCCTTCGTCCTCCATTGTGTCATCCACTCTTCGGAGCAGTCCTCCATCGGTCCCGCTAGATAAACGTAATTCTTCATTATCATTCCTTTCTGCTTCAAGAATATAATTCTTAAGGTCTTGAATTGCTCTTACCAGCATTATATAATGATGCCCACCTGCTTTACCTCGAACAGTCATTTCTGACCAGTAATCGGCTGCTTCAGTGAGTGCTTTAATGCTTGGTTGCAAGCTCTGTCTCAATGTCTGTAATCGCATTTTGTAACATTTCCTTTATGCTTATATCGATACCAAGATTTCCATCTTCATCTACAATGATTAACTCTTTTTCCATACAATCAAAGCAGACACCTGAGTATTGCAAGAACATGAACATATAAGTTTCATGGTCTAGCTTGTCCTTTAGATTGGAGCCACCAATAAGATCCCACAAGGCAACGATGCCAGCTTCCAGCATCGCTTGCCCCTCATCCTCTAATTCGACTTCAACCTTCATAGGAAAGTCTATTACATCTCCCATTAGAAATCTGTTACGTCTCCTTGTGGTTCATCTACATCACCGACAATATCGAAGTCAGTTCCTGTATCTGGTTGATATACCTTATGATTTACTACCTGTACTTTAGACAGGATACTTGAAACGCCTTTGCGTCCTCCTACATCATAAGGATATTGGAATAGCATAACGTTACCTACTGAACCGTTACCAATGGTTGTACCATCAATAGGCTGTTTAGCACCATCAAGTACGTCTGGTGGTGTATTCTTTTCGCCATCCTTCTTAATGGCTTTGCGCTTAAGATTTGCTTTCCAATACACACCATCGTCATCATCTTCTTGTTTGACAGTGAGATAGAAGTTATCTTTCCAGTCTTTTGCTGTTGCTTTATCTCGTGTTCTGATCTGCAATTCCCATTGAAGTGTACCAAATGGTTCTACAGGCTTACCCAACTTAGCCCAATGCATTTCAGCGTCACGAATAATAACAGTACGTTTTTCAGTAATCATATGAACATCTCCTCGATTTCATCTAGTGTTGAGTGTAAGTCTGCGCTATTCATTCCATTGTTAATCATCAGGTAGCACAGATACCAAAAGACCTTACCTAGTTCTTGGTTCTTAGCGTCTTTCTTACCATAACGCATAAGATACTTGTAGATCTGTCCCATCAAATGCGCTTCACTGCCCTCAAAGTCAGCTAGCATGTGATCCATCATCTGCATATACTGCAGTCCAGGGACAATCTCTTTGTAGTGTTTAGGACTGACTGCTGTCCATACTTTCTCTTCCATCTTCATCCTTTCTAGCATGAAAGCTTCGTGCCTCATCGTCTATATACCTCTTAATCATAGTAAGTATGCCTTGTTCTACACATACTTTAACTGCAAGAGGGGACATTGATACGTGCATTATCGCACCGCCATCATCGGTCTCTTCAAAGTTAAGTATCTCTAGTTCTTCCATCTTTGTCCTTTTCGTAGTTAAGTTCGTTACTACAAACACGACAGTATAGTCTGCCAAGTTTTGCAAATGACTCAGTGATATACTGTTTTGCTTTACACTGTTTGCAGATTATTTCTATCATCAATCCATCCTTGTTAAGAAATAACCTGATTGAGTTGGAATACCTACAATAGAGTACTTGTAGAAGTATAGTGTACCATCGGGAGTATTCATTTGACCTACCCACTTGATGTCCTCATCTTCTTCATATGGGCTACGATAGGTACCGTCTTCTAGTATCTCTCCATCAAACTCATACAGCCCAAAGCCATAAGCAGTATCAAGGTGATCTTTGAGTGTGTTCTCCTCAGTGAGACCCAAGGTATATTCCCTGACCCAGTTAGGAAGAAGTCCGAAGACCTCTTCAGTGTCAAGGTGTGGATAGTCAGTTGTATTAAGAGTTACTTGTAGCATGGTATATCCTTTCAAATTGGTAGGCGCACTGGGATTCGAACCCAGACTGTGTGGATTTTAAGTCCAGTGTCTCTGCCAATTGGACTATGCGCCCTTCCCCCTTTAAGGGTGTTTTTTAAGACGCAATTTCGTAACGAGTCACCACAGGCTTAGCGTTAGTAAGCTTGATAATCCTGTCTTTGTGACTCTGAAAGTGCTTATCTCCTTTGACATAGTCAATAAACCTGTTAGACATGTTAGCAGGAGATTTGACGATGAGCATTACTCTATCACGCTCTACTTCGTAAACCCAGATAGCACTCTTTGTTTCATAGGCGAGGCCTCCAGATTTAACTACGTCATGTACGTACTGGAAGGCTGTGAGCATTGTGTTAGTGTAGTTGTTGTCGATTACTTTACGCATTGTTAGTTCCTTTCCGTGATTCTTCTACTGATTCTTC